ACTCCGTCCCTTAAAGTTTGAAATCTTCCTATGTAATCGAGTACTTCCATTGCAGTAGAAAACCCAGTTCCTATTGGATCCACTTTAAAGTCTTCCTTCTTTTGGTGAAGATAATCCTTAACATCTTCCACCTTATCCTTAAGTGTTTTTCTTCTAACAGTAGTTTGATCTTCTTGCGTTTTTTTATTTTTTTCAACTCCAATTACAGTTTTTGGCGGATTCTTTTTTTGCTCCGTATTATTCACTATATTTCCAGATAGATTGTTTAATCTGTTCTCCAAAACATTTACTTGTTTTAGAGCTGAACTTCCCTCAAGTCTAATCTGTATCTTATAGGTCCGCCCCAGTAACGATTCAAGTCTCAAGGACATGCTGTTAATCATCCCATCTATACTGCTTTTAATTGCATAGAAGGCTAATATTTGGGCATTCTGAAATTCTTTAAGGCGCATATTTGTTTTATCTAGCACTTGTAAAAACTTATTGTTTTCTGCTGCAATACTTAGCAATACTTCAGATTTATTTAAATCGTTTATCTTTCGATTAGTATCTACCAAACTGCTTTGAAATTGTTCTACGTCTCTTCGTGCAGTTTTTACGCCTTTAGAATTGATATCTATCACTATTTTATTACTCATTCTTCACGCCCCCTTTCTTATTATTTCATTAGCACATCTCCCCTGGCTGGCAAGCTGAAACTGGCTTATTCTTCTTCCTTCCCTGCAAAGTTGCTGACTTTGACAGGAACAAACCCGTCTTCTATAGCGATGAGATCCGACGCCATCATGAAGGCTCTTTCGCCAGGTGTGACCGGGTCGCTTACTGTCCTAAGCCCCAGAAGCACACCTGGCTCCTTGTTATGATTCTGATAAGCAAAGTGCAGCCACTGGGCCACACTGCTTATCCTGATTAGTTTTTTGCGTAGTCCTCTGCCTCCGCTTCCTCTTCATCTTCATCGTCGCTGAGTTTGCTGATATCAAAGATCAGGTCGATCAGTTGGGATTTCTCCCCTGCGATCAGAAGATAGTTGATGGATTCCACCGGCTTCAGCAGGTTGAATTTTTTCATGATGGCGCTGTTGCCCCAGATTTTCTCGCGATCTTCCTCCGCCGTAGCAAGGTAGATGATCCAGGAGTTGAACAGATTGGAATCCAGTTCCCCTCTGACTCGCGGGAGCTTCTTTCCTTGCGGATTCTCATAATACTTTGACGCCTTTTTCCGGGCGAGGGAAATGTCGTCCTCAGAAACCGGATGTACATGAACGGTAAAATAGAGTCGTCCGTTTCTGCGGATCTCCACTTCTTTCGTCATGTCAGGGGTCTGCTGGTATTCTGCCGCCGCCAGCAAAGAGGATACCAGATCATACTCATCCTCTTTTTCTATCTTTGCCGCTACCTTTGCCGGCATATCGGGTTCGTTCAACGGAGTGATGAATTCTGCTCTCGTTACTTCATTTGTATTGTTTTCCATTTTTTCTCTCCTTTTTTTGCTTTTTATTGAAAGGAGAGAGGGGATTGCTCCCCCCCCTCTCACAATGTCTTATTTCATTAAAATCCTGATAGTTTTTTTAGCCAGGTCGGTGCAGCGTTGACTCTGTAGGAGTGATTTCTCTTGATCACTTCGCCTGGTGTCAGGGTCATCAGGTCAAACTCTCCGTCCGGAATACAGTCGTCCAGGGCGAGGGTCTGCGGCACGCCGTCAGGTCTCTGTGCTGTCGCCCTGAAACTGAAGCTGATGTTTTTTCCTGCTGCTGCAGCTTCCAGCAAAGGCGCCATAATGACGTCGTCTCTGACGACGGCTTCTGTAAAGGTCAGTGTGTAAGACACATCGGACGGTACGCCGAACTTCTGATAAGAGCCCACCGGCTGATAATCCAGATTGGTGTAGTTGCCTTTGATTGAATAGGTATCGATTTCCAACAGCTCTTCAGATTTGTTGTCGATGACGATGAGCAGCTTTCCGTCTTTCCCTGTCATAATATTTTTTACTAGTGTTTTCTGATCTAACATATTTTCTTTCCTCCTATCTATTATGCCGTCGGCATGTTGCTGAATCTATAGTGCAGATATATTTTTTCCAGGCTGTCGATATCGTCCGCCTCTACGACGAACCAGGCGCTGTCGCTGGTCTTAGGGTTCTCCGCATCCAGCGTAAAGGTCGCTCCGTCCAGAATTTTCTTTTCTCTGGCCATGTCTTTCAGCAGTCCCATCCCGGCCTGCAGAACGTCGGCGATGCCGTTGTCGTCGCAGTTGACCTTGCCGATCAGTCGTTCCATGATGACGTCCAATCTGTGCATCAGTTCATTTCTCACCTTAGTCCTCTTCAATTTTTTCCAGCCCGCATCCTGGTTTTCATCTGGCGCTACCAGTGTTGTCACGCCGGAGTCAAACCAGATCTGTCCGTCAGAGCTCTTAGAGAACAAAATCATACCGGACAAAATCGCCTCTTCATACTGCGCGTTTGTGAACTTCTCTGGCACATCAATGGCGTTTTTGATGGCTCTGTGTACGATGCTCTTGTTAGACGGTGTCGCTGCGATTGCGCCTGCCAGACGGGCTGCGGCCATGATTGGCGGTGCGGCCTTTCCATCTGGATCCGTATAGGAATTGCCCATAAAAGCAATCTGTTCATCATTGAAGCCTGCGGCCTTTGTCTTTCTCTCGTTGAAAGCAGCAGTCGTATCCGCGCAGGCAACGCCGATCGGGAACTTGCCCACTTTGACGACCTCGTCGATGTATTCGTGAAGCAGGTTCTGCACGCCCTCGGCGATAGTGTCACAGCAGATGACGTTATAATAGT